AACTGTATAGGTTGCGTAAAGGGTGGTAAGGGTTATTGGAATAAAATTAGGGTGGACTTCCCTGACTATTTTGATAAGATGGCTAAGGCTGAAAGGTATGTGGGTAACTCTTGTGTTAGACACACATTTCTTGATGAGTTAGACCCTGAAGCAGGTAGGCACACACCTATGGTAATGCCTGACTGTGGTAACTTTTGTGATATAGAGTTTACTAATATAACACACCCTAGTGTAGATAAAATATATAATAATCCTAGCAAACTTATGGAGATTGCATGAATTTATATGAATACGTACGCGATTTAGATGTACCTATTAACGAGACTATGCGTATAAATTGCCCTATGTGTAACGGTATTAAAACTTTTACTATTACAAATAGTATGGGTACGCGTCTATGGAATTGTTATAAAGCATCTTGTGATGCAAAAGGTAAAGCTAGAATGCACATGTCTATGGAAGATATGCGTAAGATAGTTGATTCTCGTAATGGTGTTTCAAGAAAACAAGAAGTCTTTGAATTGCCTGAATACATTGTGCCTTACGATAGAAATTTACAAGGCAATAAAATACATTACAAAGAAAACTACGCATACTTTTATTCATCTTGTATGTACGACGTAAAAGAAAATAGGGCTGTATTTCGTGTGTATAATACTGCAGGAGTACTGGTAGATGCTGTAGGTAAAGCGCTTAATAAATATCAAATACCAAAATGGAAAAGATATGGGAGTAGTAAAGTGCCGTATTTTATAGCCCTACAAACCGATGGTACTATCATCACTGACCCACGTAAAGTCTCTGATGTTTGTGTTGTTGTAGAAGATTGCTTAAGCGCTGTTGCTTGTGCAAAACATAATGTACCTGCTGTTGCTTTACTAGGTACAAATTTATTAGAAGAATATAAACAATACCTTAGTGTATTTAAAAAAGTTATAGTTGCACTAGACCCTGACGCATTGCCTAAAACTATGATTATGGCAAAAGAATTGCGTGGTTGGGTTGACAATGTAAAAATATTAAGTATAATAGATGACTTAAAGTATGAAAACGAAACCGATATTAACAAACTAAAGGAGATGGCATGGAACTAGCCTTAATAAGAAGTTTAATGGACAAGACTTTCTACGACGACCATAGAGGTGCTAAATGTCCAGACAGACTATTCAGTAAAGATGTGCGTAGAATTAAATCTACAATCGACAGTGCAATGGGTAAGTACGAAAGAGATGTTACACCTGATGAGGTTGAAGCACTTTTTATATCTAGCAATCCTACTTTGACTACATCACAAAAGAATAGTTTTATTGCTTTATTTAAACAGATTAAAAAAGAAGAAACTATGGGCAGTGATGTAGCACAAGAAGTATTGTCTAAGTTATTTCAACAAGTTATTGGAGAAGACATTGCTAATATAGGGTTTGATTATGTAAATGGGACAAAAAATAGTTTAGAGCCTTTGCGTAATATACTTGAGCAATATGGTGATGACTTTACACCAAACTTAAATATAGAGTGGGAAGATATATCTATAGAAACACTCTTGTCTAAAAACGACATGGAAGCTAGATGGAAGTTTAATATTCCTATTCTGTCTAGAAAGATAGAAGGAGTTAATGCAGGACATCTTATAGAGATAGGAGCTAGACCTAATACAGGTAAAACTTCTTTCCATGCTAGTATGATTGCAGGCATAGATGGTTTTGCTAGGCAGGGAGCTAAATGTGTTATACTCTGTAATGAAGAAGCTGCTCATCGTGTTGGTGCTAGATACTTAACTGCTGCATCAGGTATGTCTGTAGGAGAAATTAGAAATAATATGATTAAAGCTAGAGACCTATACAGTCCTGTAAGCGATAATATTAAGATTAAAGACGCTACATCTAGAGACATGTCTTGGGTAGAAAGTGTTTGTAAAACCTATAGTCCTGATATACTTGTACTAGATATGGGAGATAAGTTTGCTAAGATGGGTGGTTTTGCTAGAGCAGATGAAGCATTAAAAGTAAATGCTATTCATGCTAGACAAATAGCTAAAGAGTATCAATGTGCTGTGTTTTATATGTCACAGCTATCAGCAGAAGCCGAGGGCAAGATTATACTTAACCAAAGTATGATGGAAGGTAGCCGTACAGGTAAAGCTGCTGAAGCAGACTTGATGCTTCTTATATCTAAGAATCCTATGAAGGGTGAGCATGATGAAGAAGACTTACAAAGACATTTAAACTTAGTTAAAAACAAACTGACAGGTTGGCATGGTATTGTTACCTGCGAGCTTAACTATGAAGTAGGGAGGTACGAAGAATGAGATTAGTCCTTGATGTAGAAAATACAGTTACTAATCGAGATGGTAAAATGCACCTAGACCCTTTTGAGCCTACTAATTCACTGGTAATGGTTGGAATGATTACAGAAGATAATACAGAAGTGCATGTAACTTTTGACCATTCTGAAAAACCTAGTACCCTAAATGGTACTAAGATAGTACAACACATGTTAGATAATACTACTTTGTTAATAGGTCATAATATTGCTTATGATTTAGTTTGGTTATGGGAGTCAGGGTTTAAATATAATGGTAAAGTATTTGACACTATGCTAGGCGAGTATGTATTACAACGAGGTATTAAAGAACCTCTGTCTCTAGAAGCTTGTGCTGAACGGTATGAGTTAGACACAAAGAAACAAGATACATTAAAAGAATATTTTAAACAGGGTTATACAACTAGAGATATACCTTTTAATGAGTTATCAGATTATTTATCTCATGACTTGCATGCCACACAACAGTTATACAATAAAATTACTAGTAGACTGTTAGATGGTGAAGATGGTGTTTTACAACATACTGTAGACTTAACTAATGAACTATGTCCAGTTATAGCTAAAATATACCGACGTGGTTTTGCAGTTAATGTGGACGCATTAAATGAAGTGGAGTCAGAGTTTGAGAGTGAAAAAATAACTTTAAAAAATGATTTAGCCAATATGATTACAGACTTAATGGGAGATACACCTATTAATTTAAATAGCCCTGAGCAACTATCTACAGTAATCTATAGTAGAAAGCCTTTAGATAAATCTACTTGGGCAGGTAACTTTACACCCTATATGTCTAAAGATGATTTTATAAAAGAGGTTCGTATACACAGCACCGTAGTATACAAAACTAAAGCTAAACAATGTAGTAATTGTAAAGGCAAAGGCTACTATACTAAAATTAAAAAGGACGGTAATCCGTTCGCTAAACCATCTAGATGTTATGAATGTGACACACAAGGATACCACTTTGTGCCTACTAATGTACAAGCAGGGTTAAAGTTTAATGCACCTAAATCTAAATGGATAAGTGCTAATGGTTTTAGTACATCTAAGCTTAATCTACAAATATTAGAAAAAGCTGCTAAGGATAGGGGCTTGAAACAAGCAGAAGAGTTTCTATATAAAGTACGTAGACTAAGTGCCGTAGATACTTATTTATCTTCATTCGTTGAAGGTATAAAGACCCACAAAAAACCTGATGGTAAGTTACATGTAAGACTACTACAACATAGAACTTCTACAGGTAGATTAAGTGGAGCAGACCCTAATATGCAAAATATGCCTAGAGGGGGTACATTTCCTGTGAAAAGGGTATTTAAATCACAGTGGAATAATGGTATGATATTAGAAGCTGACTTTGCTCAATTAGAGTTTAGAGCTGCAGCTTTTCTATCACAAGATAAAACAGCAATGAAGGAGATTCAAGATGGTTTCGATGTTCACAGCTATACCGCGAAAGTTATTTCGGATAATGGGCAGGCTACCACTCGTCAGGAAGGAAAAAGCCACACCTTCGCCCCACTCTACGGAGCTACGGGGTTTGGGAGGACAGCTGCTGAAGCAGCATATTATGAACAGTTCACAAAAAAGTACAAAGGAATCGCATTATGGCATTCCCGATTGGCTAAGGAGGCTTTAAGAACTGGTAAAATTACTACACCATCAGGCAGACAATTTTCTTTTCCTGATATAGAAAGACGTATGCGTGGTGGTGTATCTCATTTTACTCAAATAAAAAACTACCCTGTGCAATCATTTGCTACAGCAGATATAGTTCCTTTAGCATTATTGCACATAGAAAACAGACTAACTAATATGAAATCTTGTATTGTAAATACTGTACATGATAGCATTGTCATAGATATACATCCACAAGAAGAAAACCAAGTTATCTATATAATTGACTCAACAAATAAAATACTTACAGACTTGATACAAAACAAGTGGGATATAGTATTTAATGTGCCGTTAGCACTAGAAGCAAAAATAGGTAAGAATTGGCTTGACACAGTAGATGTTTTATGATATAACAAAAAAACTTTCAGATATAAGGAGATAAATATATGAATGAAATTACAACTATAAATACTGATAATTACGCAGTAATGGCAAAAGCTATGGGCTTTGCTAGCGAAAATAAAAAGTCTACTACACGGACAGTTATATTACCAAGGTTTAGAATTTGGCATCAGCCTATTATGGGACAAGCCAAAGTTAATGGTAAAACTGCTAATGTAGAAGTAGTAGAAGGTGGCTCATATAGACTAGAAATACCATCTAAAGATGAAGGTGGAGATTCTACTTTTATATTTGCAAAAACTGCAACATTTAGAGTATTTGCACAAAGATTTATGTGGCGAAGATTTGTAGCCAATAAAAATCCTAAACCCAATGAGCCAAAGGGTTCTTTCCATAGAACTTTAATGGCAGATAGTTTATCTATGGATTTAAAAGATAATACTGGTGGTTTTAATTGTGGTAAGCCTTCAGGTTATATTAAAGACTTTAAAGCACTTCCTCAGAATATGCAGGATTTACTTAGACAAATAAAGAAAGTAAGAGTTTTGTTTGGCTATGCTACTTTAATAGACCCTGTTGATGCCGATGGTAAACCTACTACTCTAGATACTATTCCTGTAATATGGGAAATAGATAATAGAAATGCTGTAGCGCATATGGGAGAAATCTTAGCTAAGGTAGAAAAGAAACAAAGACTACCTATACAGCATAATATAAGTTTAGTAACTGAAAAAAATGAACTGCCTAATGGCACTAGTTACTATACACCTGTTGCCTCAGTTGACATGGACAATGCAATAGATATTGTTGATGCAGACCAAGATGTATTCAAAGATTTTATGGAGTACATTAAAAACTACAACGACTATATTAATACTCAATGGTCTGAGAAAGCAAGTGACGAACCTAACATATCTAAAGATGATATGAAAGTAGTAGAGTCTTTTGTAGACATTGACGATACAGAGGTAGCATAAATTAATGTTAAAGAATAATCCTTTCAAGGTGCATAACATTAATTACCTATCACCTAGCAGTATGAATACCTACATAAGCGACATGCCTATGTGGGTAGCTAGGTATCTTTTTGGTATTAAGTCTAGCAGTGGAGCAGGAGCAGTTAGAGGTATTGTTCAAGAAGCTGCACTAGCTGATAAGTATGAAACAGGAAAGTTTGATTTTAATTCATTAGAAATGAAATACTTAAT